CTGCTATGCGGTTGGTGGCATCGACTTATCACGCACAACAGATTTGACCAGTTGTTGCGTAGTAATACAGAAAAAAGGGCAACTATACGTTTTCACCAAATCGTTTTTGCCTGCTGAAAAAATCGATGAAGCAATTGCACGTGATGGCTTGCCATACAAGATTTACATACAGCGTGGCCTGCTACAACCGAGTGGTGCAAACTTCGTTGATTACAAAGACTGCTTCAACTGGTTCACGGAACTGGTAGAACAGTACAGAATACTGCCGTTAAAAATAGGCTATGACCGATACAGTTCAACGTACCTAGTACAGCAATTGAACGATTACGGCTTTCACACTGACGATGTGTACACAATGGGTACTAATATGACTGGTGCTATTCGTGAGTGCGAAGGACTGCTTAAAGACGGCAAACTGCACATAGGCGACAATGACCTGCTGAAAGTGCATTTACTTGATACCGCATTAAAGGTTGATGCGGAAAGCGACAAGTGCCAAATTATTAAACTACACAGAAATGCGCACATCGATAATACCGCAAGCCTTTTATGTGCCTTAATTGTAAGACAAAAGTGGTGGGGCGAAATTGGTGGGCGACTTCTTAACGAATAAGGGGGTTTAGATAAGTATGGGTTTATTCGAAAAAATCTTCGGTAATAGGCCAAAAGAAAAAATACTTAATGAACAGCAATTCAAGATGCTAACCACGTACCAACCAAAGTTTTATAACTGGACTGGTTCGATATACGAAAACGAACTGATTAGATCAGCAATTGATGCAAGGGCAAGACACATCAGTAAGTTAAAAATCGAGATACACGGAAGCGCAAAGCCATCATTGAAAGCCAAATTGCTGAAAGCACCAAACGAGTGGCAGACTTGGTCGCAGTTCTTTTATCGTGCAAGCACAATACTAGATATGCACAACAACTGCTTCATTGTACCAGTGGTCGATAACTATGGCGAAACCACTGGCTACTTCACAGTGTTGCCGACAAGTTGCGACATTGTAGAGTGGCCAAAAGAAAGTGGCAAGTTATGGCTTCGCTATCGTTTCCACGATGGCAAGGTGGGTGCGGTTGAGTTTGACCGCTGTGCGATCTTAACCAAGTACCAGTACAAAAACGATATGTTTGGTGAAAGTAATCGTGCGCTTGATAAGACAATGGACTTAATCAACATACAAAATCAAGGCATCGAAGAAGCCGTTAAGAATAGTGCCACATATCGCTTTATGGCCAGACTTAACAACTTCACAAAACCAGTAGACCTAGCGAAAGAACGCAAAGAGTTCAACGAAAACAACTTTGCTGACGAAGGTGGTGGCCTGCTGTTATTTCCTAACACTTTTGCCGATATTAAGCAAATTGAAACATCACCTTATGTTGTCGATGAAGGACAGATGCAGGCAATTAAAAGCAACGTATATAACTACTTCAGCGTAAACGATAAGGTTATGCAGGGCAGTGCCGTTGGCGATGATCTTGATGCCTTTTTCAACAGTGTTGTTGAGCCGTTTGCGATACAGTTCAGCGAAGCGATGACAAAGGCGATGTACACGCTAACTGAACGTGGACACGGCAACGAACTGTGGGCATCGGCTAATCGTCTGCAGTATATGACTACTACGGCCAAAATACAGATGGCACAGCAGTTAGGCGATAGGGGGGTAATGACGATAAACGAAATACGTGAACTGTTCAACTACCCACCTATTGAAAATGGCGATGTGGCCACAATACGTGGCGAATATAAACCAGTTACTGAACTGGTAGAAGGGGGCAATACCGATGGACAAGATGGACAAGAAAATTGAGCAGGGCAGAGAATACCGCTCAATGACAATGGAAATTAGAAAAGATGCTGACACCGAAAAAGATTACAAGGTTAGCGGTTATGCTACTACCTATAATCAGCCGTACAGACTGTATGGCTACAACGATGGTCAGCGCAATGTCGAAGTGTGGGAACAAATCGACAGTAAAGCCTTCGATAATACCGATATGGCAGACACCATTATGCAGTATGACCACGAAGGCAGAGTATTTGCGAGAGTAAGCAACGGCACGTTATCGTTGAACAAAGACGATGAACACGGCCTGCTTATAAATGCCGATTTAGGCGGTACACAGATCGGCAGGGAACTTTACGAAGAAATCAAGGGTGGCTACACTTCCAAGATGTCTTTTGGCTTTACAGTCAAAGCCGACAAAGTGGAAGAAACAAGCGACTACGAAGATAACACAATTAAGTACCTGCGCACTATTACCGAAATCGGCAAGTTATACGATGTTTCGGCCGTAAGCCTGCCTGCTAACGATTACACCGAAATATCTGCTAGAAAGGCATTAGATGGAGTAATCGATGCCAAGTTAACGGAGAGATTAGAAGCAGAGAAAAGGGCAAAGTTAAAGGCAGAAATCTTGGCGAAACTGAAAGGGGTTAACAATGATTAACGAAATGAACATTGAACAGATCGAAGCCAGAAAAGCAGAAATCGAAACCCTGCTGAACGATGAAGGTGCTGATTTAGAAGCATTAAGCAAAGAAGTTGATGCGTTAAATGAACGCAAGGCACAGATCGTGCAGGAAGCCGAAAACCGCAAGGCTGAAATCGACAAGGTGCTGACACAAGCACCAACCAAAACATTAGAAGAATTGGGGGAAAGAACAAAAATGACTGATTTAGAAGTAAGAAACAGCAAGGCATATATCGATGCTTTTGCTAATTACATCAAGACTGGCAAAGACGAAGAAGTTAGAGCCTTATTAACCGAGAACGCAGACAATGGCACTGTACCAGTACCAGAGTTTGTAGAAGAAGTAGTTAAGCACGCTTGGGACAATGACAGCCTGCTGTCAAGAGTTCGCAAGACTGCCTTCAAAGGCAACTTAAAGGTTGGCTATGAAGTATCAAGCGATGGCGCAGTTATTCACGCTGAAGGTGGCGATGCCATTGACGAAGAAGCACTTGTTACTGGCATCATCAATTTAGTACCTGAAACAATTAAGAAGTTCGTACGTGTAAGCGATGAAGTTCTGGACAATGGCGAAGCCTTCCTGCGTTATATCTATGATGAAATTACCCATCATATCATCAAGAAAGCCTGCGATATGATCGTTGCAGACATCGTTGCATCTGTTGGCACTTTGTCTACTGCAGTTACAACTTCTGGTGCGCAGGACTTCTTAAACGCACTGGCACAGTTAAGCGATGAAGCAACCAACCCAGTAATCATTATGAACAAGCAGAGTTATGCTTATTACAAGGGTCTGGCTTATCAGTCTAACTATGCCATCGACATTTTCGAAGGTATGACTGTATTATTCAACAACACATTAGCAGTTGCTGATGGTTCTACCGCAGGCAACTACGCTATCGTTGGCGATTTAGGTGCAGGCTACTGGTGTAACTTCCCTAACGGCTTTGAACCAACATTTAAGTATGATGACTTAACCGAAGCCACAGCCGATATGGTAAGAGTTATCGGCCGTCTGCCAATGGCACACGCAGTTGTCGCACCGAAGCACTTTGCAGTCATTAAGAAGGCTTAATAAGCGATGAAAGTAAAACTGCTAAACAGAACACGTGTGTATCTGTCTGCAGGTTCAATTGTCAATGTTGATGAGCAGGAAGCCAAACGGCTTCTTGCTTATCATTTGGCAGAACCAGTAGCAGAGAAACCGAAAAAAGAAGTTAAAAAGTAGGTGATAGAAATGCTAGATAAAGTGAAATTGGCCTTGCGTATAGTGACCGATGACTTTGACGATGAACTGAATATGCTTATTGCATCGGCTGAAATAGATTTAGGCATTGCAGGTGTTGATGTGCTGACTAATGAGATAGTACAACTTGCGATCATTACATATTGCAAGATGCACTTTGGTCAGCCTGCCGATTATGACCGCTTAAAGAAATCATACGATGAACAGAAAGCACAGTTATCAATGGCTACTGGCTATCATAATTGGGTGTACTAATGGACAGAAGCACACCGATTTACCTTGTTACTAAAAACTATACGCAAAACAACGTTGGTGTATGGTCAACCACAACAACCGAAAAAAAGGTGTATGCGCAAGTTGACAGTGTTACAAGTGCAGAGTGGTTCGAAGGCGGTAGGAACGGACTAAACCCACAATATCGGTTCAGTATGTTTTCACCAGACTACAATGGCGAAGACATCGTGAAATACAACGGCAAGTATTATGCGGTTTACCGCACATATCGTGCGAAAAACGAGATCATAGAGTTATACACGGAAGAACAAAAAGGCACAGACGATGGCAAGTAGATATGTAGCGAAATCGGCAGTAGATATGGAAAAAGCCATTAACGCTATACTTGATGAATATGGCGATGAAGTGAAAGCAGAAACGTTAGTTGTAATGGAAGCAGTAGCAGACCAAACAGTTAAGAAACTGAAAACAGTCAAGCACCACAAAACTGACAGAGCAACTGGCAAATACGATCGTGGTTGGCGGTACGAAACCGAACGCTTATTGTTGGGCGGTGTTGCCACCATACACAATAAGGTTTACCAGTTAACGCACCTGCTGAACGATGGCCACGCTAAACGTGGTGGTGGCAGAGTTGAAGGCGACCACCACATTGATAATGCCGAGAAAGAAGCAGTTGAAACGTATGAAGAATATCTTGATAAGGGGCTGAAAAAACTATGAAGCAAGTAGATTTGGTCAACGCAATTAAGGCAATTGACCTGCCGATTACGTACCACCACTGGCCAATAGGCCAAGCACCTGCATTGCCTTATGTGGTGTATTACTTCCCTAATGATAACGATATGATCGCAGACAATACGAACTACTGCCCAATTACCGCACTGAACATCGAACTTTACACCGACAACAAAGACATCGCACTTGAAGATACACTAGGCGATGTGCTTAATTCGCTTGGTTTGGTTTATGCGAAAACAGAAACCTACATTGAAAGCGAAAAAATGTATCAAATCTTGTATGAAAGTGGGGCAATGATAAATGGCTAACAAAGTTAAATATGGCTTAAAATCAGTTTATTACGCACCATTAACCATCACTGAAACTGGCGGTGTTTACACCTACACCTACGGAACACCAAAAGCCTTATTAGGCGCAGTCAACTTATCACTTGAAGCGCAGGGTGAATTAACCACCTTTAGAGCCGATAACGTTGACTATTGGGTGGCTAGTTCAAACAATGGTTATGAAGGCGATTTTGAACTTGCACTATTAAGTGATGACTTTAAGCAGGACTGCTTGGGCGAACTGAAAGATAGCAACGATGTTTTATACGAAGTAGCAAATGCTACACCAAAGACATTTGCGTTACTTTTCCAGTTTGAAGGCGATGCAAAAGCACGTAGACACGTAATGTATGAGTGTACGGCAACTAGACCTGCTATGGCATCACAGACTACCGATACAACCATTACACCAGTTACTGACAGTATCACGATCAAGGCAGTTGCAAGAAAAGACAACAATGTTGTCAAGGCTTCAACACCTTACGATGACAATACAAGCACTACTTACACTGGTTGGTTTAGCGCAGTCTATAATGTAACACCATAAAGGTGGCACAAGGTGGGAAGGGGCAACCCTTCCTGCCTTTTTCAAAGAAAG